CATGATGTTAAGTATTCAAAAGATTAAATTTTATATTATGAAGGAGTTTTAAATGAAGCTATCAAGTCAAACGTTAAATGTATTAAAGAATTACGCAAGTATTAATCAAGGTATCGTCTTTAAAAAGGGCAATACTATTTCAACAATGTCGGCTCAAAAGAATATTCTGAGTGAGGCAACAATTCCAGATGAGATTCCACAAAGTTTTGGTATCTACGATCTGAACAATTTTCTATCAGTTGTATCTTTAAACAAAGATCCTGAAATTGAATTTGATGAAAAAAATGCAATCATTAAATCTCTAAATGGTCGTTCTAAGATCAAATATCGTTTTACTGAAGCGTCAATGATTGTTACGCCACCAGAAAAGAAGATTACACTTCCATCAGTAGATGCAACGTTTACTCTCACAGAAGAAGACTTCGCATGGATTCAAAAGACATCAGCAGTATTAGGTTCACCTCATATTGCAGCTGTTAGTGATGGTACAGAAGTTAATCTAGTGGCATTTGATGCTACCAATGATTCTGCACACACAACTTCAATCAAAATTGAAGCACAAACAACTGGTTCATATAAGATGATTTTTAAAACAGAAAATCTTAAAATGATTCCAGGTTCATATATCGTTGAAATCTCAACTAAAGGTATTGCAAGTTTCAAAAATACTAAAGAAGATATTCAATATTGGATCGCAACAGAAGCAACAGGAGCTTAATATGGCATCAGTATCAACAATTTTTGGTAATTTTAACGAAGAACAATTGAAGGCATTAAAAGATGCTCTTAATGAAATGGGTCAATGTATGCAGAAAATGGATACTGAAAAACTTATCATTAATGACATTATTGGGGCTACACATGACAATTTAAAGATTCCAAAAAAGATTCTTAAACGCATGGCTGTTGTTCATTATAAAAATACATTCAGTCAACAAGTGGTCGAAGATAAAGAATTTGAAGCACTATACGTTGGCGTTACGGAGGTTAAATAAAATGGCTTTAAAATTCTTTGTAAATAACTTTGATGGTAATGCTAGTGATTCTATTGCTATCAATACTGATCAAGTGATTTCAGTATATGAAACTGAAGTTGAAGAAGGTACTGGTAAGAAAAAGACAACTAGAAAGATAACAAATATCTATTGTCAAGGTAATGCTACATTCCAAGTTAAAGAAAAGTATCTAGATGTTGTTGCACGTTTGAATGAAGTTTAATTTATTATATTATATTATGAGGTGTGTGAATGAGCGAACAATTATTGTGGACGGAAAAGTATCGTCCTAAAACTGTAGAAGATTGTATTCTTCCAGATGCAATCAAAACTACTTTTCAAGAGTATGTCAAATCTGGTCATATTCCAAATTTGTTATTATCAGGTTCGGCAGGTGTAGGTAAAACTACAATTGCCAAAGCTTTGTGTAATGAAGTTGGATGTGACTTTATCATAATCAATGGCTCAGATGAAGGCCGTTTAATCGAAACACTTCGTGTTAAAATTAAAAACTACGCTTCTTCAGTGTCATTGTCTGGTGGTCGTAAAGTTATTATCATAGATGAAGCTGATTATTCAAACGCTGAATCTGTCCAACCTGCCTTACGAGCATTTATTGAAGAATTTTCAAATAATTGTTCTTTTATCTTCACATGTAATCAAAAAAATAGAATTATCGAACCTATTCATTCTCGTTGTGCTGTAATTGATTTTAGAATTCAAAATGGCCAAAAAGCAAAGATGGCAACGGCTTTCTTTAAAAGAGTTGAATGGATTTTAAATCAAGAAAATGTTACCTACGATAAAGAAGTTATTGCATCTTTAATTACTAAACATTTTCCAGACAATCGTAGAATCCTTAACGAACTTCAAAGATATTCAGCTGCAGGTATTATCGATAAAGGCATTTTAACGACTGTTGTTGAAATTCAATTAAATGAATTGATTAAGACAATTAAAGATAAAGATTTTGGTTCTATGCGAAAATGGGTGACTCAAAACCTAGACAATGATCCATCAAAAATCTTTCGTAAAATTTATGATGGTTTATATGAACATTTAAAACCAAATTCAATTCCAAATGCAGTTATGATTTTGGCTAAGTATCAATATCAAGCAGCTTTTGTGGCTGATCAGGAGATTAATCTTGTAGCGTGTTTAACTGAATTTATGGTAGAATTGGAATTAAAATGAAAATAATGAATCATGAAGAAAAAATCAATGAACTTGGTTTGCTTGGTGAAAAGATAATGACAAATTATTTTAATTCACAAGGCATGTTGGTTGAACATGCTATTGATAAGTTTGATAGAGAGAAAGACATGACTGTAAATGGTAAAAAAGTTGAAATTAAAACTGAGCAACCATATGTTATGAAAGATAGTCTTACCATCCGTGAAACACAATTAAAAAAATGTAAGTCGGTAGATGAGTTATATTTTGTTACGGTTCCCCCGTCATTTAGACCCACTTATGAATGGAGTGCTTGTATTTTTAAAGTTGATCCAGAGAACTTTAAATATTTTAAATATGCACCTAAAGATGGTAGAAAAATGGTAGCTATACCAATAAATCAAGAATCTGTTAAATTTATCAAAAAACTATCAGAAGTGGAACGTGACGAATTGATTAAATATAGAACATCGGCATATTAAAATGGCAGACTTATTTAAAGAGATTATTCCATCTATTTTACAGACCAAGAAAGACTATTTGGTAGATGAACATGATGAGAAAGCATATGCCGGAGATGCGTTCCTAGTAAACAGAGCGTTGTCTTATCACATGGATTGTGTGTTGTATGCAAACCAGATGAACATGAATCCACACTTGGATGGCAAACTACAATATCAGTATTACATAAATACTATTAGATCAATGAAACGGAAATTTCAACCGTGGCAAAAGGTCGACAAAAATAGTGATTTGAATGCTGTTAAAGAATATTTTGGTTTCAACAATGAAAAAGCCAAACAAGCCCTTCGCATTTTAAATAATGATCAGATCACTTTGATAAAAGAAAAAACTAATAAAGGTGGAGTGACCAAATGATTCGGATCGAAGACATGGTTGAGGTTCTATTAGAAGAAAAAGATGACTTCTTGAAAGTCAGAGAAACCTTAACTCGTATAGGACTTGCATCCAAGAAAGATAATACACTATATCAATCTTGCCATATTTTACACAAACAAGGCAAGTATTACATAGTCCATTTCAAAGAACTCTTTGCTTTAGATGGCAAAGAAACAGACCTTACTGAAAACGATATTGCTCGTAGAAATACCATTGTTAATCTATTGGCTGAATGGGAATTGGTAAAGATTGTTAATAAAGACCAGACAAAGGAACCAATCGTTTCTATGTCACAAGTTAAGATAATTCCATACAAAGAAAAAGATGATTGGAATTTGGTAACAAAATACAGTATTGGTAAGAAAGTTAATACAAGTAATTACACAGACTAATCTAATGATTATCTGTAGGGTGGTTGGTTGACTTATTGAATAAGTAAGTATATAATAGTAGTTATAGTAGTAAATCAAATTACTATTATGTTGTATAGGCCTCAAGTTAGACCTTTGATGAGAGTCATCTCTAACGATCTGAGTTTATAAATTTTATAAACAAAGGAGAAATACTATGTGGACAAAACCAGCAGCTACTGAAATGCGCTTTGGCTTCGAAGTTACGATGTATGTAATGAACAAGTAATTCAAAACGTATCAGAAACACACCCGCCTACATGGCGGGTTTTTTATTTTGGAGATATTATGATCACGTTAATTGGCCACGGTTATGTGGGTAAGTATATCAAAAAAGAACTTGAAAAACAAGTTATCAGACATGAGTGGATTAACCATGAAACTCAACCATCATCATCAACAAAAGTAATCATCAATGCAGGTGGATTTACTGGTGTTCCAAATGTGGATGCATGTGAATCTCAAAAAGACAAAACTATTGATGGTAATGTTCTTTTCCCATTAAGACTATCGAGATGGGCTGAACTACGCAATATACCTATTGTTCATATTTCTAGTGGATGTGTCTATACAGGATATAAGGAAGGCGGTTGGACAGAAGAGGATGCGCCCAATTTTACGTTTGATAATGCATCATTCTATAGTGCTACAAAAGCATTAAATCAAGAGATACTTGAACCATATCTAAAACAATCATATCTATTAAGAATTCGTATGCCTTTTGGACCAGATAATGATCCAAAAAATCTACTGTCTAAACTTGTCAAGTATGATAAATTGGTAAACTTTGAGAATAGTATATCAAATGTAGAAGAAGTGGCTGAATGTGCAATCTGGTTTGCTGAAAACTTACCACAACCCGGTATCTACAATGCCGTCAATCCTGGTGGCATTAAGACACACCAAATCGCACAAATGATGGGTTTAGTCAAGTCTTATTTCACCGATGAAGAATTCAAGGCGGCCGTTATTGCACCTAGAAGTAATTGTGTTTTAAATACAGATAAAATGCAAAAGGTATTTGAATTCAAAAGTGCCACAGAATCATTAATTGATGTTATTAACAAGATAAAACTATTATAAATAAACGTGATACGCCTTCGGGGTATCAATTTCATTAACTCGCTTAATTAAGGAGAACTTAACATGGTAACACCATATCGCTCATTATTACCTTCAACCGTTGGATTTGATAGACTCTTTTCAACACTTGACGAATTCGATACATTATTTCTAGAAGGTAAGAAAGCATCAACATATCCACCTTACAACATCGTTAAAACAAACGATACAAACTACGCAATAGAAATTGCAATTGCTGGGTTTAGTAGGTCGGATTTAGACATTAAAACTGAAACTAATAAACTAACTATTACTGGATCCACTCAAGAAGTAGATGGTAAAGAGTATTTGCACCGTGGTATTGGTACAAGAAACTTTACCCATACGTTTACTTTAGCTGATACCGTTGAGGTTCGAGGAGCTGAATTCAAAGATGGTATTTTACGAATTGGTCTTGAGAATGTTATTCCAGATTCCAAGAAACCACGTACCATCGAAATTGTTGATAGTTTAGATATATCAACCGGTATTGATCGTGTTAGAGAATTGATATCTGAACGAGAAACAGTTAAAAATGGTAATTAATTAGTAAACGCTTGACATTCCTTGGTTGTTTGTGTATAATACTATGATAAATAATAAATCTTTTGACGAACAACCAAGGAATTCAACATAGCTAAGCCAGATAAATTTGTAAAGAAACCTAGTAGGAATGATGTATCAGGATCACTGACACACGTGCCTGATGGTCCATATGGTTTTGATAACGCATTTAGAAAGTTTAGAAAGAAGATTGATGAATCTGGTTTATTACGTGAAATTCAAGAACGTATGCATTATGAAAAGCCAACCACTGTCCGTAAACAAAAGAAAAGTGCAGCTAAGAAACGTTGGCAAAGAGAATTAGCTAAAACAAAAATACCTAAAAAGATGTATTAAACGCTTGACAAACAGAATGATTTATTGTATAATGTTTTATATGAATGAGAGATTAAACATGGGTAACCGAGACAAGAAAAAAGAATCTAAAGGTAGACCAAAGAAAGATAAGCTACCTAAGTAACCAGTTATGCGGTGGGTTGTAGAACAGTATAGGTGTCCAACTTATACCTTTGGTGCGAATCCAAATCACCGCTCCAATTTTTGAAAGTAATCAATGAATATCAAACCATTGCGTGATAATATTATTATCGTCAAAGAAGAAAAAAATCTAACTACCGCTTCCGGTATTATTCTCAAATCAACAGACGATGCGGACAAAGCAAGAGTTGTTGCTATAGGTCCAGAAGTCGAAGACGTTCAAATTGACAATGTAGTTATAGTTAATTGGAACAAAGCTCAAATGATTGGCGATGATCAATATAGAGTTAATATTTCAGACGTAATTGGTGTATTAGAAGACTAACTTCTTATTAATGATTATGTGTTTCATATTAGTTTCTATGATATTGTAGTATAACCCCAATAAACAGTTTGAGATGAACCGCTAGTGTTGTTAATTCCGAAATCAAATCTATTGGTAGTTACACTTGGAGAAGCACTGCTACGAACTATGGTGTTTGCAGTGCCTATAAACTGATTAGGTATACTAGTAAAGTCAATGGGAGTTCCACCACCATTATAGACCCAAGCATAATGTTGACCCACAACAGGTACATTGCTATTGGTAACTGTGGCAATGGCATTATATGCTATAATTCCATTAGGTATATTACCATTAACCCATAGCTGATAGGTACCACTTCCTGGAACTGTAAAGCTATAAGTACCTGATCCTGTAGTAACAGTCCAAGAGCCTGTAGTTTTTGTAACTGCTGATGCAGACGTTGGGCCTGTGGCACCGGTTAGTCCTGTAGAACCTGAAGCACCTTGTGTTCCTGTTGCTCCACTTGCTCCTGTAATTCCAGTAGAACCTGAAGCACCTTGAATACCCGTTGCTCCATTAGAACCTACAAAACCTGATGCACCACTAATACCGCTCGCACCTTGAATACCTGTAGCTCCTGTTAAACCTACGCCGGTGGCTCCAGTTAATCCAGTAGAACCTGATGCACCTTGAATGCCTGCAACGCCTGTTGCACCATTTGAACCACTAGCACCTTGAACACCTGAAGCACCTTGGATACCTGTAGCACCACTTGCACCTTGTAAACCTGTTGCTCCAGCAGGACCAGTTGCACCATTACCGCCACCACCTTGTGCATTTTTTGGTGTCCATTTACCCAATGTTGAATCAAATGTTAATACTTGATTGTTTGATGGACTTTTAACACTACTATAAT